TGACAGCAATCAAGACGCGCCGGAGACCACGGGCACGCGGCCACCTGAGCCGCCCGAACGGTCAGAGCGCAGCTTTGAGCGCGAGGCGAAACTTGAAGACCTCCAGGAGCGCCGAAGCCGGACGCCGCAACTTGAGGGCGACGACCGCGCGGCGATGCTGGCGCGGAGATACACCGTGAAGGCGAAACGCACCCCGGAAGAGCGCGGCGACGAGCCTTGGCTGACGATGGACAACGACGAGATTTGGACACGCATAGGCGGGCAAGCATGACGACCGAACGCATGAACTTTTGGCAGCACATCGGCTCCTGGCTTCTCAGCCGCAAATCCCCCGCGCTGGAAATCATCGGCCAGCAGACGGACGGCTCCGCATATCTCGACGTGCGGAACTCGCAACCCGCGCCCGGACGCCGGAGCCTGATTGACTCGTATCGCGGCACGTCGTTTGCGTGCGCGAACCTGTGCGCCCAGGGTGTTGCGGCAACGCCGTTACGCCTGTACGTGACCACGGGGCCGAAGCAGGCGAAGCCCAAGTGCGGCACGCGGGGCATATCGTCGAAGCGGCTCCAGATGCTTTCCGGCAAGGCGTCGATAGCGCAGAAGGTCGTTGCGGCTGAGGACGTCGAGGAAGTCACAGACCACCCGCTGGTGGATTTGCTGCACGCGGTCAATAGCGAACTCGACGGGTACACGCTGCTTGAGTTGACAGACCTGTATATGGAGACTGTGGGCTCGGCGTACTGGTGGCTGCCGCGAAACGCGCTCGGCGTGATAGACACGATATGGATTTTGCAGGCGCAGTTCATGGCACCGGAGTACAAGAAGGGCGTGCTGGTGGGGTATGAGTACGGCACGGGCAAGGCGAAGAAGCATTACCGGGTGGACGAGATTTTGCCGTTCCACATGCCGAACTTAACCAACCCGTATTACGAGGGTCTTTCGCCCCTGCGCGCAGCTTTCGAGGCCGTGCATCTTGAGGAGCAGGGGCGTGCCTTTTATCAGAACCTGATGGAGAATCAGGCGCGCCCGGACATCATCATATCGCCCAAGGGTGACGGTGGGATGTCGATTGGCGACGATGAGGCGCGACGGCTTGAGCGGCGTTTCATGCGCAAGTACAAGCGGAGCGGCACAAACCGCGCGATGGTGGTATCCGACGAAATCGACGTCAAGACGCTGACGATACCTCCGAAGGATGCCGAGGCCGCGCTCATGCACGGGCTGACGAAAGAGGACATTGCAAACGCCTTCGGCGTGCCCATGTCGCTTTTGCAGACCAAGGACGTGAACCGGGCGAACGCTGAGGCGGGGCATTACCAGCTTGCGCGTAACGCGATACTGCCGCGCTGCCGACGGCTGGAGCAGCGGCTAACGCAACGCTTCGCCGCGCTTTTCGACCCGCGCCTCTTCCTTGCGTTCGACGACCCGGTACCGGAGAGCCGTGAGCTTGCGATGCAGGAGCGCACGGCCATGCTCGCCAACGGCGTGATAAGCATAAACGAAGGGCGGCAGGAGCTTGGGCGCGAACCCATACCCGACGGCGACGTGCATCTTGTGCCGATGTCTCAAGTCCCGTTGGGTTCGGAGCCGCCTGAGCCGCCGCCAACCCCTGAGCCTCCAGACGAAGAGCCAGACGATGAGCCTGGCGACGGGAAGCGGGTGAAGCTGTTCGACGTACTGGCCGCGCACGCCTGCCGTGAGATGGACACAAGCTCGGCGCTGGTGGAATTGCACAAGCTGGGCGTGGAGCCGAACCACGCGCTGGACGCGCTCGACCTGCCGCAACTGCCGGTGCCGCACGTGTGTTGCACGGACAAGAACGAGCCGCCGTTTGTGGATGAGTGGGACGTCATGGAGAAGTTCGAGGGCGTGACGCCTTGGAACGTGCCTGAGTTGATACAGAAAGCCCAGGCACGGAGTGGGCACAATCGCCAGTTCCCGAAGGGTACGCGGCTGCGCGATGAGATGAAGGCGATTTTCCGCGAGCAGAAGAAAGACACGCTGAGGCATTTCAAAAACGTGCTCACGGCGATGGGCAAGGCGCTTCCGCTTGACGACAGTATCGTCTTCGACGCCGACGCCTGGACAACTCGTATGCAAGGGCGCGTCGCTCCGATATGGGGCACGACGATGGAGGCGGGCATTACCGACGCTGCCAAGCGCCTGAGCGTGCGCGTAGGCGAACAGGTGCCGGTGATAAGCCGAGAGTCGATGAAGGTGCTGGAGGTCATCGACAAACGCACGCTGCAATTCTGCGCCGAGACGAACGCGACGACCTCGATGCAGATTGACGTTGCGCTGGCGAAGACGCGGCAGGAGATTGCCGAGGGCTTGCTGACGGGCGACGCCTCACTGCCCGCTATGACGAAGCGCATCAACGCGATATTCGACGGTGCCGAAAGCTACCGCGCGGAACGCATCGCGCGCACGGAGACCAGCAACGCCATACACCAGGGGCAGATGCTTGAGGCGCAGGAGTCGGGTGTGGTCAAGGGATTCCGCCCACTGCTGTCGGCTGACGCCTGCGAGATATGCGTAGACTACGCGGCGACGCACAAAATCATCGGGCTGTACGATGATGGCAATTTACCGCCTTGGCATCCCAACTGTATGTGTACGGTCACGGAGGTGCTGATAGATGAGTAGCCTAGACGCGGCCTTTGGGGACGCCTTTAGCGGTATGGCGTTCAGCGTTGGCGGCACACTATCGCCGGACGAAGAGCGCGCGATGGAGGCCAAGTGGCAAGCCTACTGTGAGCGGGTGCTGGCAGGCGTGGCCGTTCCTTTCGGTTATGAGGATGAGAATGAGTAAGCACGTCATGGCGGTATTCGCGGGCGGACTCGGAAACCAGATACAGATGACGTGCGTTGCCCGCACGCTGCGCGAACGGCTCGGCTGGGATGTGGACACGCTCTCGACTGGCATTGCGGTGGGCAGCGGGACGCATGAGGACTTCGACCCGGTACTTCCAGGGCGTGTGTTTCACTATCAGAACCCGCCGGATTGGAAGGGATACGACGGCATCGTGCTGTTGGCGTTCGCCGCGAATGGGGCGCGTGCCGGGCAGGAGCGGTGGGGGCAGCCGATACTCAACGACCCGGCGCGGCAGATTGTCCACGTGAACCACAGCGAGGTCGATACGGCGATGAACGCACCGCGCGAGTTTGGCGTCGCCGAGGACGACCTGATATGGCAGGGGGAGTTGAACTGGAACGAGGAGTACGGGGAACGGTTTGATATTGTGATGGCGAACGGATACCTGAGACGCGAAAGCGGACTATGGGATGTCAAGGGATATCCGGGATACGGCAGTGCGGCTGCGGAAATACAGCGGCGCTGGCCGAAACTCTCCGTATGTTGCATTGGGCGGAATGCGCAGGAGGTGATTCATGGTACGGTGGACAGAACGGGCTTGCCGCTGCTTGATTCTCTGGCGCTCATTAGGCGTGCGAAAGTGCTTATCGCTACGGACTCTATGGCGTTGCACGCGGGCGGAGCGCTCGGAACTCCAACCGTGGCACTCTTTACCGCCACATCGGTTACGAAGAACTGTGATCCACGATTTCACGCGACCGCCGAAGTCGTCAGAGTGATGGAGCCGAGCGGCTCGCCGCTGTTGTGCGGGCTGATGTGTCAGGAGCAGGGTTGCCGCTGGCGGCGGTGCGACCGGTGGCGTTGTCAGGAGATTGGCATCGGCGCTATTGCCGACGCCGTTGGGCGGAAGCTGGAGGGCGGATAGATGGCTGACGTATGCGAGAATTGCGCTAAGTTGCAGCGCGAGGTAAACGAGCAGCGGTTCCTGAAGCTGGAGGCGTGTGCGGAACTGTCAGAGTATAACCCACCGATGCTAGTAACGACTGATGATTTCATCTGGATGATCGAGCGCCTGCGCCACCTCGGCGAGCAGGTCGATACGCTGAAACTCGCGGCAGAGCAGGCCGACGATGACGACGGGGAGGACGACGGGGAGGACGACGATGCATAACATAGCAGACATCATGTGCCCCACGGACACGCGGAACCTCAGCCGCCTGCCGCGTATGCAGGCCATCTACAATGCGATTTGGGCAGTCGCTGTGCGGCACGAGCCGAAGTCCATCTTTGAGATTGGTGTACGCGGCGGCTACAGCGCCTATGCGCTCATCATCGGCAGCGGGGCAAAGAGTTACATCGGCTGTGACGTGGACGACCGGAAGCACTACGGCGGCCCGTGGCTCTGGTGGGCTGAGAAGGTGCTGAAGGAACTGCACAAGACGCACGGCGTTGACTGGGAGCTTTTGTTCAAGGACTCGCAGGCCATGACGGAACTGCCCGGCACCTTCGACCTTATCCACGTCGACGGCGACCACACCTTCGAGGGCTGCCTGCACGACATGGAGCTCTGCTGGCCTGCTGTGAATCCCGGCGGCGTGATGGTGGTCGACGACTCGACGTATCTCCCCGGCCCCATACGCGCGGTTCACGATTTCACGGCGAAGGCGGAGGGCGCGGAGCGCGTGTATCTTGAGCAGTCCCCGACGGGCTCGATGGTCTACGTGAAGGCGGAATGATGAACGCCCTGGTCGTACTCGCAATCGGAGACGAGCCGCTGTGGAAATACACGCTGCCGCCTATGCGGACGGCGTGCGCGCGGCATGGCTGGACCTTCGAGCGCATCGACAGCCGCAAGCGCTGCGTGACCACCTACGGCGATATTGCAAACGTCGCCTTCGAGAAGTTCCAGGCGGTGGACATGCTGGACGAATACGACCGCATCCTGCTCTTGGATGCCGACGTGATGCTATCGCCGACGTGCCCGGATGTTTTCGACGTGGTGCCGGAGGATGCTATCGGGTGTGTGTTTGAGGACGTGGGGCCTGCGGAGGAGTCGCGCAGACGCGCGATCGAGTTGATACGGCAACTGGCATTCGACCCGGCCCTCGAATACTGGACGGAAGGCTATTTCAACTCAGGCGTGATGGTGTTTTCCAAGTGCCATCAGGACGCGCTGAGGCTGGACTTGAACAACACGCAGGTGCGCGACGTGGCGTCACACGGCCCCTGGAACGATCAGCATGTGCTGAACTATCTAGCCCGCAGGTCAGGCTGTCCGATACGACGCATGGGCTACCGGTGGAATCACATGTCGATGTTCGCCGATAAGCACACGCACGATTCGCACATTATCCACTACGCGGGGCTGGGCGGTAATCAGCGATTCCAGGCTGCGCGGGCGGACTGGGAATACTGGTATGCAACCGATGGAAACTTAGGAGTGGAACTATGACCGATTATCCGGCGGTGGTAAATAAGCAGCGGCTTTCACTGGGCGCGTACTGCATCCAGGATTGGGACGAACTGCACGAACTCGCGCCTCTCGTGGAAGAACTCAAGCCCATGATCATCGTGGAAATCGGCTGCGCGGACGCCGGCTGGCCGTACATCTTCGCGCCTTGGTTCGCGCCGGGTGCTATGTACGTCGGCATCGATACCCTCCAGCGGTTCCCCACGAACGGGCCTCGGCTGGAACGCACGCTGCAAAAGCTCCGCGACGGTGGCATGACGGCGCACTTCGTACAAGGCCGGAGCGACGCCCCGGAGGTTCTGACCGCGCTCAAGGTGCATCTGGCCGGCAGGCAGATCGACCTCTTGCATATCGACGGCGGGCACGACTACGCCACCGCCACATCGGATTATAACACGTACGGCCCGCTGGTGCGGGAAGGTGGCCTCGTGGCGCTACACGATGTTGAACTCGTGAAGGGCACGGCCTATAACGTGCGTCCGCTGTGGGAGGAAATCGTCGCGGCGTGCCCCGGCAAGACGCAGAAGTTTTATCACACCGTCGGCATAGGCGTGGTGGAAATGTAATGGAGACGACGAATGGCTAAATACAACTCGACGAAGGCATACGGCGACTGCGAGGGGCCGTTCGGATTCCCCATGCCCAGCGCGCTCGCCAAAGAAGTCGAAGCAATCGCCAAGACGCTGCCGAAGGAGATACGCGATATCGGCTACCAGAAGCGCGTGACGATTGCGCCGCAGGACATTGCCAAAGGTGAGCGTGCGGACATATCGCTCATTACCTCAGATGCCGTCGACCGCGACTTCGAGGTTATGATTCCGAAGGGCGGCGACTGGTCGCAGTTCAAGCGCAATCCGGTTGTGACTTTCGCCCACAGTTACGACCAGCTTCCCGTGGGGCGCGCGCTGTGGGTCAAGCCCGTCAAGGACGACAAGCAGGCCGGATGGCTTGCCAAGACGCAGTACACCGAGCGGCCCGAAGACTGGAAGGACGCATGGTTCCCGGACGCGGTGTGGCACTTCGTAAAGTCTGGCGACTTGCCTGGCAAGTCGATAGGCTTCCTGCCGATGGATGGCTCGCCGCCAGAGGAAAAGGAAATCAAGGCGCGGCCTGAGCTTGCGAGTGTGCGCTTCGTTATCCGCAAGTGGCTTGCGTTTGAGTACGCCGCCGCGCCGGTGCAATCGAATCCCGACGCGATTGTGGTGGCAGTTGGCAAGGCGAAGGAAGCCGGGCTGGAAATCCCCTCGGTGATATTCGAGGAAATGGGGCTTGTGATACCTATGGGCAAGCCTGCCTTCGACTGGAAGGCGCTGGTGAAGGAAGACGAGCTGGACGCGCCCAAGGCGAAACGCGCACCTCGGCACATCCTGACCGCCGAGAGCATCGCGCGGCAGATTGGCAGTATGGACATTTCGAAAACCGTGGCACAAGAGATGGCGCGGCTGAAGGGCCGCGTATAGCACCATCGACCTAGAGTAACCAGGTACCCGCACTCGGAGCCGCACGGCGAGGGTGAGACGGGGCTGGAGGTTGCAGGGTCTCCGTAACACGACCGACACTTAGATGAAACTAGGAGACCAGTGATGAAAGTAAAAATGTTGGCTGATATCGACGACCTCAAGACCGGCGAGGTTTACGATGTCGAAGATGCCGACGGCGAGAAGTACATCGAGGCGAAGCGGGCCGAGAAGTCCGAAGCCAAAGAGGTTGACGTGGCTGAGGCTATCGACACGCTCGTCGGCTCGAAGGTGCAGGCCGCGTTGAAAGACGCGCTCAAGGGCATCACGCCCGACGCGCCGATCATCGTCGTTGGAGACGACAACAAGTCCCTTGACCCCAAGGGCGGATACAAGCACATCGGCGAGTTCCTGGGCGACCTGGTACGCGCCGGAAACCCCGCCAACTCGACACCGAAGCGGCTCGCCGATTACATGGCGCTCGCCAAGGTCGCCGGGCACATGGCGGAGGGTGACGACTCGCAGGGCGGGTTCCTTGTACCCACCGCCTTTATGCCCGAACTCCAGATGAACGCTATCATGGAGACGGGTCTGGCCGCGCGTTGCCGCAAGATTCCGATGGCGACGAACAGCGTGACCATCCCCTTCATCAACGAGACGACTCACGCCACCAGCGTTGCGGGTGGGGTAATCGTCTACCGCACCGGCGAGGCCGAACTGAAGGCCGTGTCCAAGCCGACCTTCGGCGCTTGCACGCTGACGCTCCACAAGACAACCGCCGCGACGTATGTCTCGGACGAGTTGCTTGAAGACAGCCTCGTCAGCGTCGCGCCGCTTCTCGGTACGGTGCTTCCGGGCGCGCTCGGTTTCGTCTTGGAAACCGACATCATCAACGGAACCGGCGCAGGTCAGGGACTCGGCATTATCCCCGCCCCCGCGACGATCACCGTTGCCCGTGCCGGCGCTGGCGCGATTGCCCGCGCGGATATCCTCAACATGTACCGCCGCCTGTATCCGGGCTGCCTCAGCAACGCGATATGGCTGGCGAACATTGATACCATGGGCCAGTTCCAAGCCATGACGCAGGTAGTCGGCACCGGCGGTATCGCAACGTGGATACCCCCGAACGGCGACGCGGACGCTCCGTATGGACGCCTGCACGGTCTGCCGATTTACTTCATCGAGTTGGCGCAGACTCTCGGTACGGCTGGCGACGTTATCCTCGCCGACCTGTCGCAGATGTTCTTGGGCCAGAAGGCTGGCGGAATCACAGGCTTGGAGAGTTCGATACACCTGCGCTTCCTGTACGATGAAACCACGTTCAAGGCCGAACTCCGTTCGGACAATCAACCCTGGTGGCCTGCGCCGTTGACGCCGCGATTCTCGGCTGAGACGCTTTCGCCGTTCGTCATTCTCGGCGACATCGCAACCACGACCACCACGTAAGGAGGACGATGATGGCTGCTGAAGTAATCGAAGTAAAGGCCAGCGGCCTCCTTGACGACCCGCGCGGAGGCTACGCTCACGCGGGGCAGTTCCTAAAGGATGTCTGGTCTGCGGGCAAATCGGGAAGACAACCCGTACAGCTCGCCGCTTGGCACAAGGCCACGAAAGTCACAGGTCACATGGCCGAAGGTGACGACTCGCAGGGGGGCTTCCTAGTCCCGACGCAGTTCGTTGCCGACCTGCAAATGATGACGGGACTGGACTTTGGAATCCCCGGCAGGTGCTTGCAGTTGCCGATGGAAACCAACTCCGTCTCGATTCCATATGTTAATGATGTCTCACACACCGGCGGAGTATACGGTGGCGTGATTGTCAAGCGGACTGGCGAGGGTGCGGAGAAACTTGTCTCTAAGCCCACGTTTGGTCTGTGTACCATGACGCTCCACAAGCTCACGGCGCTGACTTATGTGACCGATGAGTTGATGGAGGACAGCCCGTCTAGCGTAGCCGCCATGTTCGGCAAGATGTACCCGGAGGCTTTGAATGATGTCGTTTCACACGATATCATACACGGCACCGGCGCAGGTCAGGGCCTCGGTATCACAAACGCCCCGGCCACCATCACGGTGCCGAGGGTGGGCGCTGGCGCGGTCATATGGGCCGATATAATCGGAATGTATGAACGCCTTGCGCCGCGAAACCTCCACAATGCGGTATGGCTGGTGAACCAGGACGCATGGCCCGACTTAGCAACGATGTTCATCGTCGGCTTGGTTCCGGTTTATCACCCCGCAGACGCGGAGAGGCGCACAGACAACTTCGGCACGTTTATGGGCCTCCCGCTCATCCTCACCTCGCAAGCCCTGCCGCTTGGGACAGCCGGCGACGTAGTACTTGCCGACCTCTCCCAAATGCTGCTGGCGCAAAAAGGGCCGAAGGTGGAAAGCTCGGCGCACGTGCGCTTCTTGCACAACGAGCATGTGTTCCGTGGCGTACTCCGCACGGATAACCAACCGTGGTGGCCTGCGCCGCTGACACCCGCGCACGGCTCGCAGACGGTATCACCGTTTGTGATTCTAGGCGATGCGGCAGCTACGACCACGACGGAAGCCGCCACAACGACAACTGGACAAGTATAATTAGGAGGTATAACTATGGGACTTCCCATGGGTTTCCTGATGCAGAACGCCAAAATCGTCCCCGGCCTGGCCCCGGCTACCAAAGCGGGCGCGGCTGATGGCGATTGGGTTTCGCTCAAAGGGTACGACAAGGTCGGCATCCTCGTGTATATCGCGCAGGGCGAGGCTTCGACAACCACGATTACCGTGGACTCCGCGACCAGCGTTGCGGCTGCGAACCTCAACGCCGGTATCACCATGAACGACTGGTGGGAAATCGAGGACACGGCTATCGGCACGGATGCCGGTACGAACAGCGACACGTGGGTTAAGGGCGCGGCTGCGGCTGCCATAGTCGGCTCCGCGACGGCCTCCGGCGCTTCAATCTATTACATTGAGATTGACGCCGATGACCTCGTGACCGGCACCTCGGCCCACACCGCCGCGACGCAGCGCGATTGCGTGCAGGTGAAGCTGGGTGCGTCGAATGTGGCAGACCTGGCTTGCGTGGTTTACATCCTGTTCCCCGCTCGTTACGCGCAGGCTGTGAGCCCGACGCCTTCCGCGATAATCGACTAGACCCTAACTGGCTGGAGGGGCGGGGAAACCCGCCCCGGACGGCCTGGAGGCGCGTGTCATGGCAGACCCGGCTAAGAACGGAGTGGCGCTCAAGGCTTTTTGCGGACTCGCCGCAACGCTGATAGCGGCCCTTACGATTGCCACCGTCACTGCGCTGGGGACGACCCGCGTGCATACCTCCAGGCTCGATACCAACGCGCGGGACATCGTCAGAGTGGAGACTGTGGCCGATGAGAACGCAAAGCACGTTTCAGACGTGCGCGCCGACATCAAAGAGATTCGCGCCATCCTTGAGCGTATCGAGGAGAGCGCCGTAGTCGCTCATGCGGACAGGGGGATGTAATGGCGGATTTGATTACGCTTGCGCGCGCACAGATGGTTCCGTCTTTGTCTGGCGCAGACGTCCTATATCTGGCGGCGCTCATATCCGGCGCATCCAATATGGTGGAGCGGTATTGCAAGCGCGCATTTACCGAGACGCTGCATACAGACGAACTCCACGACGGCGACGGCAGCACGGTTCTGTGGCTCAAGAACTTCCCGGTGGCGTCGCTCACGTCAATAGACGCTGTGGAGTCCGATGGCAGCGAAGAGGCGTGCCTTGGCGCGGAGTTCCGCGTTGACCTGCTGACCGGCGAGGTGCGGCCCGCGCCGGATTGCGACTGTACGTATTGCAGCTTTCCGTATGGCTATCAGAACATCAAGGCCACGTACACGGCTGGCTGGGCGACGATACCAGAGGACATACAGGAGGCAGTGGCGCAGACGGTCGCGTGGCTTTTCTCCACCGCGAGCATATCCCCTGCCGTCGAAAGCTGGAAGCTCGGCGACGCGGCGCAAAAGAACGCGGCGGTCAGTTCGGGCGCTCCGCTGCTGCCTGCTGCCGTGCGGCAACTACTAGCATTCTACAGGAACATACGACCATGACGCTCTTTGGCGGCATAGCAGCCATGATAGCCGTAGGAGGCCACTCAGTAGACGTAGAGCGGCCTTCGATGACCGTGGCCGATGATGTAGGCGGGCGGACGCATACATGGGCGTCTGTGTCCGATAGCGTGGCCTGTAGGGTGCAACCCGCATCTTCCTCGACGTTGGAACAGTACGGGGCGCGGGATATCGTGATATCGCACAACGTGTACTTTTCGTCTGACCCAGGCGTTGAACTTGAGGACAGGCTGCTCTTTGGCACTCGGCATCTGCTGGTACTCGGCAAGAAGGACGCCGGGGAATTGGACAAGCTCTGGCGTATTGACTGCGAGGAAACTGATTGATGTCCAAGATGAAGTGGCGCGGAGATGAGGCAGTGAAAAAGATACGGGCGACCGTCGGCGACCGCGTCGATATGGCCGCACGCTTCATACGCGACGAGGCGAAGAAGCTCGTGAGCCGGTCTCAGCCTGTGCGGATATACGCCAAGCATGGTGGACGCTCGCGCAAGGGCCTTGACCCTTCAAAGCCAGGCGAACCGCCTAAGAAGGTCACGGGCCACTTGCGCCAGCGCATCGTCAAGGAATATGACCGGTCGCGCATGGAAGCGCGCATTGGAACCAACGTGCCGTATGGAAAGCATCTTGAGCTTGGCACGAAGCGCATGAAAGGCCCGCGTCCCTGGCTTCGGGCAACGCTCGTTAAGCATCAGGCCACACTTCGCAGGCGCTTTAACGTGAGGGTGCATTTTTGAAGGCATTGATAAAGGCTGTGCGCAGCGACCTCATGTCCGATGGCATAATCGCCGGGCTCTGCACCGGAGGCATCCACACGGGGCGCGCGCCAGACACGGCTGCGATGCCGTATCTGATAATCTCGCGCTTGGGTGCGTTCAGGCCAACCTATTTCACGCACGCGCAACAGATTGAATATGTCCCGCTGCGCTTCCAGGCGTGGAGCCTGAGCGCGGAAACGGTTATCTCAGTTGTCGAGCGCATCGAGAGGTTGTTCCGAACGACGCTGCCCTCGCTTGACGACGGTACGGTGATGCAGGCTTTGAAGGATTCGGACGGCTTGGAAATTGACCCCGACCCCAGTGACGACGGGAACGACGTTTGGCAGGGTGTACTGGATATGGAGTTCACAATTCAACGCAATCCAACGGCATAGGCATAGGAGGCAAATAGATGGCAACGGAGATGACGCTTTCCGGGAATGTGCAGGTGAAGCTCTCGGTAACGGCCACGCGCGTATTCGATCTGGTAACAGGCAGCGTGCCCCTGAACATCACACGCACGCAGGCCGTGTCGTCGTCGGCAACTTCGCAGACGATGGACTTGATCTGGCAAAACGAGACGACCATTGCGGGTGGAGGCGCAAACGTCGATATCGATTTGAACGACGCTGCGGCCTGCGCCGGCATCATGGAATACTGGGGCGAAGATGACACGGTGCGCAAGGCGCAATTCAGCCGCGTACACGCCATCTACATCAAGAACTCAACGACGGGTGCGGCTGCTGGCGAGTCTGTGCTGACCGTCGGCGCAGACGCGGCGCCTTTCCCGTGGTTTTTCGGCACGCCCGCAACGGACACGATCGAGATATCGCCCGGCGGATTCCTGCTGACGTCTTGCGGTGTTGACGCGGGCTGGGCTGTTGGCGCAGGTGCAACCGACATCTTCCAAATCTCCAACAACGATGCCGTGAACGATGCCAAGTACGAAATCGTTATCATCGGCGAGAGCGTGTCCAGCGCGACGACCACGACCACTACGGCGGCTCCCACAACGACGACAGCAGCGGCGACGACAACCACGGCAGCGGCGACGACAACCACGTAACGAGACAGGAGATGACCGATGGCTTACGAATGCGGTAATGATGGATATATCACGGTTGGGCTTGTTCGGCTGAACATCACCGGCTCGGACGTGACCGAAAACTCTGACTGGAGCGAGACGACCAATACACAGTCGGCTGGATTCAAGGAAAGCATCTCGTGCAAGAAATGGCTGAGTGGCACCGTGAACTTTAACTACGATACAGCCCTCGGCCCAAAGGGTGCGCCCAGTATTGACGCAGGCGACCAGGTGGCCGTGGTGATTATGACGGACGGCACGGAGAATTACGCCTTCACCGCGAACATCCAGACAGTCGGATGGGCAATCGCGGCGGGCACGGCCATCACGTCAAGCTTCACGTTCGAGAGTAACGGCCAATTCCTGTACTCCTAATCCTGAAAGGGCGGCACGATGACCAAGCTAAGTGATGCGGCAAAAGCGGCAGTGATGTTCAAGCATGGGGGGCGCGAGTTTCGGCTTTCGCCCCTTGAGCTTGGCGACTTTTCCGAGCTTGAGCGCTAGATCGAGACGCTGCCATACGAAAAAGCGCGGAGAAAAATCGAGGCGCTTGGCGAGGTGGCGACGCCGGACTTGCGTGACAAGATTCTGGAGGCGGCTGACGAGGACGCCAAGGCCAGCGCGCTCTCCTCACAGTTTGGTATGCGCGCCATTGCCTCACTGGAGGGCGTGTCATATCTGCTGTATCTGTGCCTGCGACGCGAGCAGCCAGACGTCACGCGGGCAGACGCCGCGCGCATCATCACCATAAAAACGCTTGAGGAATGGAAGGCGGGGATTGACAAGGTGAGCGGGCTGACGGACGACGCTGACGAGACCCGCCCTACAGAAGGGGCGGAACCGCCCAAGGCCCCCTCGACTACGCCGTAATATATCGAACGCTTGGGAAGGTCTACTCGTGGGCCTCCCCGGAGGTCGTGTCGCGCATGATGCTGCCGCAGGTGATGTTGTACCTGTCGGAGTCAGGCGAAGGTGCGCCACCGGCGAACGCCTTCAAGAATCGGACGGAGCTTTTGCAGGCTATGGAAGAACACCCAGACTATAAAAAGGCGGGCGAATAATGGCCTTCCAGGTAGCAGACCTATACGCAACGATACGCGCAGACGCCACGCAGATTCAGGCAGCCATGCCGAAACTGCGTGCGAAGCTGGAGCGCGTGCAGGTGTCTATGGAGAAAGTCTCGCGCGTGGCGCGGCGGATGTTCCTTGGCGTGGCGGCCATCATCGGGCTGACCACAAAGCAAGCCAGCGACGCGGAAGAGGCGCACAATAAGTTTATGACCGTGTTCCGCGATGAGGGCGTGGCCGTCACGAAGTGGGCGAAGGATTATGGCAAGGCGGTAGGCCGCGCGCAGGTAGATATGGAGACGTATTTGGGCACCATCCAGGACACCCTGGTACCGCTTGGGTTGGCGCGGCATGAGGCGACGAAGCTGTCGAAGGAAATCGTAAAGCTCGGCCTTGACCTCGCGTCATTCAATAACGAAGCAGACAGCAACGCGCTGGACAATCTCCAGAGCGCGCTTGTGGGGCAATCGCGCGCCGTGCTGAAGTATGGTGTCGTTGTGAACCAGTCGCAGATTCAGCAGGAACTCCTGAACATGGGCATACAGCGGTCGTATGACCTGACGACCAATCAGGAGAAGGTGCAAGCCCGCCTCAACATAATCTTCCGTTCGACGACCGACGCGCAGGGCGACTTGATACGCACACAGTCCAGTTTTGAGAACACGCTGAAGGCGACGCTCAGTTCGCTCAAAGATCTGTCCGCGCAGGTGGGGCAGGCGTTTATCCCCGCAATGGTGCGGATGCTGCGGGCGGTGCGCAATATCACCGGGCCGCTGGGCGAATGGGTGACACAGAACATGACGCTTGTGACGTGGATTGGCGGAGTCACTGCGGCCACGTTGGGCTTGCTTGCCATCCTGCCGCTTCTCATTACCAGCCTGGGGGTTCTCGCCGCACACCCGGTGGCGCTTGCGTTGGGAGCGGCGGCGGCGGCTATTGCGCTTATGACGTTGCGCATGGAGGCGCTGAACGCCGCGATACGCACAACCGCCAGCCTTGGGACGAGCGCCAACATGACGCTGGAGGCGCTAAGGAACAAACTGCATGGCGTGCAAATGCAGGCGGAGGCGACGAAGGGCGAACTGGATAACATGGGCGATACTGTGCCGGGTATGAAGGAGAGAATGCAGACGCTGATGGACGGGCCTGCCGGAGCCGTCAAACTAATAAGGGGAATTGTGGCTAGGTTTCTCGGCAAGCGCACACTCCAGTCAGAACTGGCTGGCTACAAGGCTGATCTCAAGGCAATCCAAGCCCTGATTGACGCCATTGACGAAGCGCCTACGCCACCGCCCACGGGTGGGCTGATATTGCCAACGGAAGCCGAGCACAAAAAGCTGGACGATGCGTTACGGCAGATTGAGCTTGACCAGAAGACCGCACACCAGCGACGCTTGATAGAAATCGAAGAGGAGATGAACGCCCGCCTGCGTGCGGCGAAAAAGGCCATGGCGACTGACAAGGAAATCCTTGCCATTGCAGATGAAGCTAACCGCAAAATGGTGGAGGCCGATAAGGCGCATTTTGACGCGATGGAGCGCGACATGGCGTTGCAAGACAAGATGGCCGAATTGGAGGAGAAGCGCCTTGACGCGGAGGCCGAAGACCGCGTGCGAAAGCGAGAGGGGGCTATGGGTGGACGCGCGGCATTCACCGGCCTCGCTGATCTGAACCGCCGCATACAAGAGGCCGTATTTAATAAAGCCGAGCAGCAGGCTCAGGCGCGGAGGCATAAGGAGATGGTGGAAATCGTAAAGGCAGAGGCGGCGGATGCGAAGAGAACCGCAGACACCTTACAGAGGGTAGAGAAGAAGCTTGGGGCTGGGCTTTACTCTACATAGGGGGCACACGTGGGCACACTGAACGGAATGACATACACCGAGTTTCCCGGCTCCAACACGCTGAGCTTTTCGCGTGACAGCATCAAGGGCCGCCGACTCTTTAAGGTCGACTGGGGCGACAGGATCAACTTCTGCAAGGCGCTCTTGGGCTACGTCACGTCCGTCGGGCACGTTCCATTGCGCAGTCTGGCGGAGACGTTTCCGGGCTACGATGACCTCTACTGCCAAGACGCGAACATTGAGCCGGACGGCGTGCAGTCTGAAGTGGACGGCGAAGCCTCATACATCGTCGCCAAAATCACAGCGGAGTACACCCCGTGGCGGCGCGGCACGACGAACGCCGAGAGCGAAGATGTAGACGATGAGCTTGAAGAAGCCATGGCGACGTTCACGCAGGGCGCGGACATTGCCGGGGAGTTCCTGTCTATCCCGGCCTCACGCTTCCGATACGTTGGGGCGACAACGACAACCGGCGGCGACGTGGCGGGCATTGACTATCCAGTAGGGCGGCTGACCGGCAACGTCGACTTCACGCTAACCAGCGACTCAGAGGCGGAGGTTCCGCTGACGGCCATACGCGCGTGTGTAGGCCGCGTCAACTCCGTGGTGTGGTTCGGCGCTGCGGCAGGACACACGATATTTCTCGGCGCGTCGATTAACCGGACGATTACCTCTGAGGGCGTTGGCGCGTGGGAAATCGCGTATCGTTTCCGCGAGCGTATCGAGGCGACGTGGAACCATGTATTTGACGGCGACGCTTGGCGCGCGATTGAAAGCATCGAAGGCAACCCACCGTATTCCAGCGTCGACTTCCGCGTCCTCTGGGGGGTGTAGGGCTCGATGAGCAAAGATCGCCCGATAGAACTTATGAGGGATATGCACCCTGGCGACCGGAAGTTCTCCACGGCGGAATACAACGCGCTCAGGGAGTACATCCGGCAGCACGGGGAGATTCACGTCGCGGCTCCCCTGTCTGCCAAGCGCGGCGCGACGGGGACGTTCTTATCGGTTGACCCAAAGGCGCTCGGCTTTCCGATTGGCTCGAAGGGCGAAATCCTTTATTACGATGGCACCGATTGGGTTGTGCTGGCCGCGCCCGCATGGGACGCGGTGCTGCACTTCGACCACACGACAACCGGCTTGCCTGAGTGGATACAGACGATCGAGTACTGCCCGACCACGACCACTACCACGGTTGCGCCTACCACGACAACTGCGGCGCCCACAACCACTACGGTCGCTGCTACAACTACCACAGTTGCGCCGACGACCACGACCGCCGTTCCGACGACGACAACGGCAGCGGTTACTACGACGACAGTTGCACCAACGACAACGACGCTGGCTCCCACTACGACAACGCTGGAACCCACAACGACGACAGACGAGCCCCCAACAACGACTGGTGCCCAAACAACAGCTACGGGGGGGCCAACCGCGACGACGGGA